TGTCGTACGCCCTCGGTGTGGCTGGATCGACTGTAGTTCGTCTCCGTGGTATGGTAGATGCTGCTGCTGCTGCTGCCGCGACTACGTTGACAATTGCTTCCGACCCCATCGCCGGTGACACCACTACTGGTATCGATGATGTTGGTGACATCCCCTCAGGCGCTACGGTTCTGATCCAGAATCCTGACCAACCTGATGAAGTCTATGTCGTTGCCACGACTGCTGCTACTACTGACAACTTGGGCACTGGTCCCTACACGTTGACTACGGAAAAACTTCCTGTTGCCGTAGGCGCTGGTTGGACTGTCTGGATTGTGAATGAAATCGCAGCCGGTTCGTTTGAGCAGGACGATTACTTCTGCGCGAAGATCGCCGGAACCCTGTCGGCTAACAATGAGCCTATCGTGGTTGTCATTCCGAAGCTGAAAATTACTCGTGGTTTCAACCTCGCGTTCAGCGAAACGGATTACAGCAACCTGCCGTTCGAGCTTTCGCCTATCGTTATGACGAAGGCTGAAGAAGCGGCTAAGGTTCTGACCAGCCCTCGCTACGCCGGATTCGCCCGTATGTTGGCCAAGGCTTACGCTGGCGGTTAATCCCTTCCACCCTTGAAAAAGTAAGAAGGCCCCTGTATAGCTACGGGGGCCTTTTCTTTTGGTAGTGAGTAACAATGGCAGCTAATAATGAAATCAATGCTCAAGTAGGCATTAATTTAACCCCGAAGGGGATGGAAAACGCGCTGTCTGTTCTGAACAAGCGCTTGGATAACACTATTGCTAAGATGAATAAGGCTGGTGCTGTCGCTGCCCAACAGATTAAAACATTGGCGATGACCTCCAAGAACTTGGATGCTGTAGCCAATTTCAATGCCAATAGAAGAATGGGTGGGGCCGAATCTCTGCAGGCCCTCGGTAAACGTGCCCGTGCCTACGCAGAATTAGGAAACGCCACCAATCAGTACGGTCGCTCCGTGGATGTTCTTCGCGGTCGTATCCGAGACTTAGATACCAGCTTTGGTAAGATGGCTCGTCGCGGCGTTGAGGTTACTGATTTTCACCAGAGAGCCTACGCCAATCTACAAAACAATGCTCAAGCTTACGCTAAGTTAAGCAGAACTGCGGACGACTATCGCACTCGTATCCAGATGCTTAGCCGCGATGGTCAAAAGGCCTTCGCTCCTATGCTTGACCAGTTTGAGCGGCTGGATAAGGCCAACGCCAAAGCATTTGCAACTGGCGGTTTCAAGACTGACTACTCTACTCAGATCGCTAGCACCAGACAAGCACTCGGCGCAATGGGGGATCAGCTTCGTGCCAGAGAAAAGATCGAAGCAAAGACTCGTCTGAATATTGAAGCCCTGCGCGAAGAGGGTCGTCAGATTCTGACTAATTCCCGGTTGCAGAGAGAAGCTCTGCTTGCGGATGCTACTCGCAAGGGTGAACGTAGTCTCAAGAACCGCGAGCTTATCGGGGAAGCTTCGGCTTATCGCCGCATCGCCGACTCACAGCAGCGCCTCGCCAACCAAACCAACTTCCTGATCACAGCCAAGAGACAGCTTAACGCCGAGCTAGCCAAGCCGGTTGAACAGCAGAACGCTGCTCGTATTGATCAGCTTATCGCTCGCTACAAGCTTCTCCAGAGAGAGATTGGTGAGACGATTGCGATGCGTAATCGGGAGCAGAGTGCTGCACCCAAGACCCCTGAATATAAGGGTGGTTTCTTCTCAGGAATAAAGGCTGCTCCAGGTAACTTCCTTACTGAAAAAGGTGGGGGAGCCTACGGAGCAGGTGCCCTCGTCGGTCGTGTCGCCAGTTACGCTGTCGCTGCAGGGGCCATCTATGGCCTGATTTCCAGCATCCAACAGGGTATCAGCTTTGCTATTCAGTTTGAAGATGCTCTTGCTCAGTTGCAAGCCGTGTCTGCTTCCACGACTACCGAAATGGAACGACTGAGCGCAGGCATCTTCGAGGTCTCGAAGAACAGTGCTGATAGTGTGATGGAGCTTACCAAGTCAGCCACTATTATCGCTCAGGCAGGTTTCGCCGGTGAAGAACTTAAGATGATGCTACAGAGCGTCGTTAATCTTTCTGCCGCTTCCGGCTCGACTCCCGCCGAGTCCGTTGACATTCTTACCTCGGCCCTGGGTGCCTTCCAGATGTCTGCGAGTGAAGCCAGCCGTGTGACCGATATCTTGGTTACGACACTGAACGAATCGAAGCTGGGCGTTAGCCAAGTTCAGCAATCTTTGCAGTACCTTGGTAACACCGCTGCTGCCAACAACGTAACGATTGAAGAACTCGTTGCCACGACCGCCTCGCTGGCCGACGCCGGTGTTAGAGGCTCGACCGCTGCCACAGGTCTTCGTCAGATGCTGGTCGATCTTATGAACCCTTCGCAGAAGCTAATCGATCAGCTTCAAAGAATTGGTTTAAGCACCTCGGATATCGACGTTAAGGTTTTGGGGCTGAATGAAGTTCTTCGCCGCCTTCGCTCAGCAGGTTTCGAAGCCTATGGTGCTATGGAAACTCGTGCTGCCGCTGCATATGTTGCCGCTAGCCGCAACATTGAAAACACCGAACGTCTCCTAGTCCTTTCTGAAAAGGAAGGGGCAGCACAAGAAGCTGCTGCCGTTCGTGTCGATTCACTCGAAGCCCGTTGGCAGCGCCTATGGAACACTATGGCTGAGTTCGGAGCAGGGATCGGTGAGAATCTTATTCCCGTGCTCAAGCTGTTGCTAGTACTGCTTGAAGGTATCGTTGTTTCAATCGGCGCAATTGCCGAGCTAATAACTAGACCTCTAAAGGCTTTCGGGCTGCTTACTCAAGAAGCCAATTACTCAAGCGTGAGTCTGAAAGAGGCAGCAGCTTCTTTCGAAGCGGCAGGCTACTCCGCAGAAGAAGCAGCAGTCCGGGCGGCACAGATGGGTGACAGCTTGGGGGATGTTACCACCGCTCTCAAGGACACCTCTGCCCAGATGGCCTCGCTCGAAATGGATCAGCTGAGTCTTCGTGATGAAACTCAGAAGCTGATCATGCGTGAGGAAGAACTCGCAGGAGCAAACGGTAATCTCAACGAAACAACCACCGGTGTTTCTTCTGCGGTTAGCCAGCTTTCTTCTCGCTTCCCCGGTCTTCGTGATGAGTTCAGTAAGACTCAAGGCGGAATCGCAGGACTCATTCAGTCACTGGTGAACCTTGATCGCAAGGCTCAGGAAACGCTACGTAATCTTGCCCAGACCGCACTGGCTCAGGCCGATATGGAACGCAAGAATGCTCTGCAAGAACTTGGTGGAGTAAGCGGAAAATTTAGTAGGGATAGCAGAGTAAGCTTTACTCCGAGAACTCGTAGAGAAAATCCACAACTAGTGAGGGACACTGAAAGACTGCAGACCCTAATGCGTAGTAATACTACGTCAAGTCTTCAGCAGGCTCACTCGCTACTACTTAAAAACCCTGCCCTGCAGCAGCGTTATCCTACGACTTATGCCAGCCTGACTACTGCGCTTGATAGCTATACTAGAGCTAGACAGGATACTGATCTTTATACAGAACGCTTGGGAACTGCCGAGTTCGCCCTGACGGACCAGGGTCAAGAACTGATCCGTTCTATGCAGGAAGATACGGGTCGTTCAACTCGTGCCGCCTCGCAGGGAAACTCTGGTGGAATGAACCGAGCGCAGCTAGAGGCGCAGTTTACCCAAAGAGAACGTCGCTACGACGAGATTGAATCAGAGGTTGCCGACAATCCTTATGCCGCTACGCTCCTTGAGCAGGCTCGTGCCAGCACCCGTGCTGCTCGCAACCGCATGGCTCCTCCGGTTGACAAGGAAGCTGCTAAAGATGCTGAAAGAGCAGCCAGCAAAGCCGAACGAGAAGCTCGTCGCAGAGAGGAAGAACTAGAACGTATCGATGCTCGCATTGCGAAGGAAGAACTTGAGTACCGTCAGGAGCTATACAATAATACTCTTGATACTTTCAAGAATGCACCTAAGCTAGATGACCTTCCTGACGTACTGGATGATCTGGACGATCAACTTGACAGCTGGCTGACGGGCGAAGCCGAGCTATCCATGCAACAGATTGAAGCTCTTAACCCTTCTCGGGAACAGCGAGCCAAAATGATGGCTACCGCCGGTCGTAAGATCGAACAGATGCGGGTCGAAGAAGTCAAGAGAATGGCTGATACCCTCGCGGCTGTGCTTAAGAACTTCATCGATACAAGCGTTGAAGCTATCGACGATGATTTCAAGCAGGCTATGCGACCAACAGAGCAAGCTCTTGCTATCGCACAGGCTCGTGTTCAAGGACTGAACAATCCTCTCGGGAATGAGAACACCCCTGAATACATGAAGACGGTGGTGCAGAACCGTTCTGACATTGCTGAAAGAAACAATCAGTTTGCCAGTGTGGCTGCTAATGAAGAACGTATCCGTCAGCTTACCGAGCTTGCTGCCGAGGTTGCAGAGCAGAAGCGCCGTATCGAACAAGACCTCAGCCGAATGGAAGAGTTCGTTGCACAGGAAGGTGTGAAAGAGGGCGAAGCCATTGTGGTCAGAGGCCAACTGGAAGAAAGCCGAATCACGCTCAGAGGAATCGAAGAAGAACTCGGCAACATTGACACCAGAACCGAAGACCTGATCGATGCTAACGCAGCACTCATGGCAAGCTATGGAGTGCTTCGAGAAGTCCCGATGACTTTCGGCGGTGGAATGAGGATGGCTCTGGAAGCTATGAAGCTCGAGATTGGTGCCGCAGATGGCCTAGGTCAGGAGCTTATCAAGAACCTTGACCAGCCGCTTCGTGCCCTTCATTCTTCTTTCAAGGGCTTCTTCTCCGATGTTGTCAGCGGGACCGTAACCCTCGGCGGTGCCTTCAAGAACATGGCTGCAACCATCATCGATGCGATGCTCGAAATGGTAGCTGTCGCGCTGGCCAACCAGTTCTTCTCTATTCTGGCTGGTGCCATTGGTGGGCCTAACATGAGTGGACTGTCCTCAAAGTTCGGTAGTGCTACTGATAGCTTGGCCTCGTGGGGTCTCTGGAGAGGCGGGGAAGTCCCTGCTCCGAAGCAACCAAAGGGCTACTATGGTGGTGGTTCCATCAGCAGTGGTCTGCCTACTCGGGACAGCACACTTATTAACGCGGCTCAAGGTGAGTATGTAATCCGTCGCCCCGCTGCTCAGAGTATCGGTAAGGGCTTCCTTGACGCTATCAATGCCAGAGGCGCTCACGCTCTCAAGGATGCCGGTCCTCAGATGAACATCATGCAGGCCAGTGCTGCTCCTCCCGTCAACGTGTACGTCGTGGCTCCTGAAGAGAAGCCTACGATGGGACCGAATGATGTCCTTGCAACATTCAGTAATGATGTGCTAAAGGGCGGTGTGACTAAGAAACTAATTCAACAGGTGGCTCGTAATGGCTGAGTTCCTATTTGACTTTTGCCCAGACACTAGAGTCGCTGAGACCATCGCTCCAGAGGAACCTTCGATCAAGGACTTCAACGGTTGGGACTATACGCCACGCCCCGTGGTTCCCTATCGTCGTAAGTTTAAAATCCTGCTAGGAGGACTCCGCTGGTATTTTAATGACAACGGGACCATCGACTATCTTACCAACCCAAGCTATAACGCCGGTAGACTTGAGAAGTTCTACAGGGACCACCGGAAGTGGAAAGAGTTTGGGTACGAACATGAATGGATGGGTTCAATTGAACTCCGTTTTGAAAATCCTGTGAGTGTTCCGAAAGCCATTCCCAATTCCGGTGGCCTGATTGAAGAACTAGAAATCATGACCGTTCACCACAATCCTACATATGGTGACTAATGGTAGATCAAACTAATATCGAAAGCTCGCAAGAGCTAGCACCCGACGCAGAAATTGTCCTGTTTGAGTTGACCACTCGGACGGGTGCAACCGTGTTCTTCAAATCCGGTCCAGAGCAGAGTTATCTCGGGGACCTCTACGAATCCGTACCTTGTGCATTAAGCGGGGAAAAGCGGACAGCAGACGGTAGCCCAGAGCGCCCATCGCTCACCATTGGTGGTGATGATGTTGATCTAGCTGCTCTTAAGCCCGCCCTCTTTTCTGGTCAGGTCGATGGGGGAACGCTGATCAAATACACTGTTGAGCTAGAAGATATGCTCAACAATGTAAACAATAAGATTGTCACTAAGTACAGTATTAAACAGGTAAAAGATTACAACCGATTCAGCATTAACCTAGTGTTGGGTCGCTTTAGTCCTAACTCTTCAACTACCATCCCGTACGTCAAGTACACTAGACCGGCCTATCCTCATGTCAAACTTTGAGACTAAACAATTTGAAGGTAAGCTATTTAATCTTGGTAAGCAGGATTGCTTTACTACTGTCCGAGATTTCTACGAGGTCAACTTCGGCATTGAGATGCCTGACTTCGCTCGCCCGAATGACTGGATCGCTGACGAGGATGATTTAATTGCTGAATACTGGCCAATCGCTGGATTCAAAAAGCTGGACGTAGACGAGAACTGGCCACCCCGTCCTGCGGACCTCTTGGTCTGCACCGTGGGAGGTTCAACTCCAAACCATCTGATTGTCTTCTTGGGTGGGAACGAGATTCTGCACCACAAGGCTAACGTAATTTCAAGCAAGGAAATGATGCGCCCGGCTTGGCGTAGATACACAGCTTACATGTTGAGACATCCTGATGTTCCTGATATGACGGAAAAGAAACCGACGAGAACATTGATGGAGGCCTATGATGCAGGACTTGTTTGATTATTACGAGGGAGACACAGAACGTTGCGGCTTCATCGTAGGTGGTGAAATTATTGAACTCAAGAATATCCACCCCGAACCTACCAATGGATTTCAAATTGACGACGAGGACATTCTTCGTTATATCAATGACATTGAAGCCATCTGGCACACTCATCCCAGTTCCACAAGTGTCTTGAGCGGTGAGGATAAGCAGTACATCGCATGGTGGCCTAACGTGGCCCACTACATCATCGGTGCTGATGGTATCAGTGAATACAAAGTCGAAAACGGAGTCGTACTAAATGCAAATCACACTTCACGGTAAGTTCGCAGAGGACTATGGCAAGGACCATACGATCCAAGCGGGTTCCGTGCGTGAAGCTGTAACGGCTCTCACCCGACAGATTGGCTTCTATGACGACCGCCTGATTGTGGATCGTCCTACTGCCGTTATCGTGGGGCATAAGACAGAGGAATCTCTGGACGAGTGCCCAGAAAAGATCGACATTGTCCCCGCCGTTCAGGGTGGCGGTGGTGTCGGGAAGGTTCTTCTAGGTGCTGCCCTTATCGGTCTAACTATCATCAACCCTGTTGTTGGGGGTATGATCCTCAGCCAAGTGGGTGTCAGCATGGTAGCCAGCCTTGGTATCGGTCTTGTTCTCAGTGGTCTTACACAGCTTTTCACTAAGGCCCCATCTCTCTCGAAACCGTCTGATCCAGACGCGTCAAAATACCTAGGTCTAACCAACAACACGACGCAGATCGGTACACTACGTCCGTACTCAATGGGCAGAGTTAAAGTGACAGCCCCGCACCTTCTGGCGCTAAATGTCGATTCCACAGACCTAGTGAAAGGCGAGTTTCCTGCATGAACAAAATTGATATGATTGAAGACCTCAAGCGTGTAGCTTCTGAGGTTGACCGAGATATGCCTACTCGAACGCAGTATCGTAATCTCGGCTCGTTTAGCGACCACGCAATCAAAACCGGCTTCGGCACCTTCCGTGCTTTTCGTCGGGCTGCTGGATTAGAAGAACAGAACGGTGCTCGTAAGGACCGACTGGCTTTGGCCCGTCACACCGATGCCGACCTGTATCGTATTATGA